TTTGATAAAGTGTTCCAAAACTTTTGATGTGTTAATGTTATTACGATCTGCAACCAATAGTCTAGGACCATCTCGTTTTGTTTGCTGACCAATAGTCTCTTCTGCGTGATTTTTTGTAATCTTAATACCGTGTTGAGAGTGTTGCATTACACCAATAAACTTTGGTATAACACCACCAGCACGCTCGATTTGAATTAGATCACCTAAACCTAAATTGTGTTCCTCAATAATACCTATATTATGAAGAGTGACACGAGAAATAGTAGCATCATCAATCACAACAGGATCTATAACTCCTGTAGGGTTTACAGTTCCAGTGCGACCTACAACCCACAATACGTCTTGTAGAGTGGTGATAGCAACTTCTGTCATACGCTTTTTGAGAGCTACAGCAAATCGTGGATATTTAGAAGTATATCCAAGCTGTTGTGATTTTTCATATGAGTTACAACGATAAACTATTCCATCTTTTGGATAATTCCAAGCACGTTCTTCTAGAACTGTAAAGAATCCCATGGCTGTTAGAATTTTCATACGAGGTTTATAGTCCATATCAATTCCGAGCCAATCGTGTGCTATAAAATTAATATTTCTATCTTTAAACTCGTATGCAGATTTTAATCCTAGTGCGCCTGAGACATAGTTTCTAAAGTTTTCAACTTCATTGTCTGTTACACACTCACCGTTGACAACAATCTCATCAAATTCAGTATCTATACGGTGAGGAACATTTTTAATCCATTCTGCAAGATGAGTTACATCTTCACCTTGCTCGCCATTACCGCGAGTGATAGCTAATTTAAGCTTGCCTCTGCGATAAACTAGTGTAAGATTTGAACCGTCAATTTTTGGTAGAATCACATCCATCCAAGATTCTACTTCTTCTTCACCTTCATAAATTTTGCGAAGTGAGTACAACTTATAAGGATGAGTAATTTTACCAGCTGCTCCGCCAACACCAAGAGTTGGAGAGTCATAGTCTCTCCACCCTTGAGCAGATTCCATAGTCTCAAGTTTATCATACAGTTGATCATATTCCGCATCAGACAGAGTAGGTGCAGATAAATCATAGTAAGCATGATTATGTTTTTGGATAAGTTGTTTAAGTTCTTTGTAATTCATATAAAGAATATAACAGAGAAATTAAGTAAGAATCAATAGAAAACTCGAAGTATTACGAGTTTTCTACCATTTTAATTAAGTCTTCAAGATACCAACGAGCTTTTTTAAGATCTTCAAGCTGTTTTTGTTTATCTTCATGTTTTAAGTTATATCTAGTAACATATTTGATTACATTACCTTGAGAAAAGCCCATATTCCATGAATCAATATATTTGGTTGTTTCAATACCTTTATTATAGTGAGGAGGGTGATTAACCATATCCGTATCACTGGAGAAGTTATTTTGTTTCTCTGGGGATTGAATTACAACGCGAGTAAGAGGTTCTCCAAAAGGTCTAGAATAGATAGTTTTTCCTCCATCTGGAGATTCATATATCTTTCTGTTTCTATTTTCTAGGTTTTTCCAAGCTCTTTCCTCTAATTCATTAGCAATTTTTTTGTCTTTTTGCTCTTCTTCTTGTAATCGTCTTACCATATACTGTTCATATGTTTCTCTCATGTGTTCTCCTATTTAGAGTGAGGTGGCATTTTTGTTTCTACAAACCAAACATGCTGACGTATTTTAGGGTGATACTTTTTCATACGAAGTTTAACTCCGTTTCTTAGTTGGTTCAGAGTTTTTGGATGAATGAAATGATATGAAGCAGAGTTTCTTTTTTCTCCTTCAGGAATCATCCATACCTTATTATTTCTATTCTTTTTTGCAGCCATCAAATTATTTTTTCTTTTACAGCTTTTAAAAGCTTCTGAAGATTCTCTTTTTTATTAAGATTAACACCATCAACCTCAATTTGAAGAATTTCTTCAAGTTCACGAAGCATAACCTTAACAGTTTGAGAACGATCTTCTTCTTCAATTATTGGTTTTTCGTAAATCTTTAATTGAACTAACTTACTTATAACACTTCTATAACCTTTTGAGAAATGTTCAGCTAATTTAAATACGTCTTTTTGACCGTCTTCAGTATAAAGCTTTATCAGCTCTGCTTCTTGTTCATCATTCCATGCTTTTACGCTCATTTTTACTCCAGTTCTAATTCTAATTGCTTGCTCCAAACATATTGTTGAGCAACAGCGTCGCTTGCATCTTCTAAAAGAGGGATCAAGGAACTAACTTCATCTGCAGGAATTGAGAATCCAGACTTAGTTGGATACCACTGACCTGTATCTCCATCCATTGAATATTCTCTAATATGCAGGTACAATTTTTCTCTAAATTCATTTATTGTAACTTTCACTGCGTTACCATTAGGTTTGTGAAATGCGGTTCCAAAATCTATATTCATATAATTTCTATTTTATCTGTATTAATAAAGTTTTTCAACCAGTTAGATACTGGGTATGCTTTAAAAACTTGAACCAATGAGTATCTAGTTTTATCTAACGATTGATTAACCATACCGTGTCCTACTAAGTCAGGATCAAATATAACTGTTTCTCCAGTTTTTAAGCTAAACTGTTCTATCTCATTATTTAATTGAAACTGATAAATAAAATCATCATTACCAGTTAAGGCGGTAACTGCTCTTAATCTAAAATCATCATTTGTTTTTGCGTTAATATTATTATCGTCTGTGTGAATAGGGATAATTTGACCAGGTTCTTGTTTATGTACTCTTATACGGGTAGTTTCAAACTCAAAAAAATCAATAAGAGATTTACATAAATTATAGTATTTAGTGTAAGTAAAATCTTCTGGATACTCAATAGATTTACGACGATAAAAGCTATGAGCATTTCCATCAACGCTCTTAATTGCTACTGCATCAACATTACCTGCTAAATCATAATCGTCATGAGGTTTAAAAGTGAGTTTTGATAGCCAAGAGTTATCAAAAACTAACTTTGTCTTAGCAATCATAAGCATATAAATAATCCTTTAATTTATCACCTTCTACAGGTCTGTCTAAGTAGTCTTTTCCTAAGATCCAAATATTTGGATTTTTATTATTAATTTGTTGTAGCCAATTTTCGTAACTGCTTTTAACACCTTTTAATCCTCTTGTATATTGTGCTCCAACTGTGTGAAAAGCGTTACTCCACCATATGACAGAATCTTCTTCAGGAGTGATTTGAGAAGTTAGCTTTTCTGGCGCCTCACATATATCACAATGAATGAAAGAATGATTTAGATTTTTATATCTATCCCAATGATCTTTAATATCTTTTTCAGATCCCCACCACTCTAGCTCTCGTTCCCATAGCTGATTTCTACTTAATTTTTGAGTTTCATTTCCACCTGTTTCATTAATTTGAAATTTCTTTTGTGCATAGTCTAAAAATAAAGGATAATCTTCGCCATTCCACTCTTTTAGTAATAACTTTTTAAAAGCTAAAGCAGCCTTGCTATAGTCGTAATACACTATCTCACAATTATCAGTAAATCCGTAATGATTTAATATCATATTAGGTTTAAAACTAGCAGCAACTGCATAGAGTTTTTTAATAGGTTTATCGATAGGGACATACTTTAGATCTGCATAATTTTCTGTATTCCAAAAAAATACACATTGTTGAGCGTAGTTAACTATATTAGTTATCCATGAAAGTTGATGTTCTAAATCTGCTGCACTAGTCGTAGGGTAAATATACTCTTTAGACTCGCGAATTTTTGGATGAAAATTGTATACCGTCAGATCATTTTGCAAACTAACATTGATAAAGTTCCAACCATCAACTAGAGGTGTACATATAGTTAGTTCTTCTGTTGGTTTTAAAGATAATGGTGTATAATCATCATGAATATTTTTAGCATGTCTCTCAGCCTTGACCACAAACTCTTCTCCACTATTTTTGTTACCAAAGACTGGTTTATCAAATTTTTTATAGTAGTTTAAATTAACCAACATACACTGCTTATGTAATCCATAATAACCTTCTTTGCCTGTTGGATTATTAAGGTTCTTTTTATTTTTATCCATAATATGTCCTGTAATAAAAAAATCTTGTTTTTCTACCCATTTCTCAATAAAAGTAAAAAACAAGGCATCTTTAATGATATGACCAACAGATTGAACTATACAGTAATCAACATCATGTTCTAAGGCTTCATCTAATACATCGTTAATATTATTCTTGACTATAATTGGTCCAAAGTATTTAAATCTTGTAAAAAACTCAGTAATTTCTTTATTTTTTTCTGCTTGAGTTAAGTTACTGGACATACGAGTATCATCATAAATCCCAACTACATAATTTTTATTTTTACCCATAATTCGTTTCATAACTTTTTACTACTAACTCTTCAAATTCTTTAGTTTTTACTCCGTGAACAATAATATGATATCTGTCTTCATCAGAATCATTGATATACGCATGTTCATTGCCTACGTCTAGCATCATAGCAGTTCCTGGTTTAAATGGAACAAAGCCTTCATGACCCTTCATCTTCATTTTACACCCTTTAGGATGATTAAGTGCAATATTAATAGGAGATAATTTATGGGTATCAGAGTCTACGTGAGGAGTGATGAACCCTCCAGGCTCTAACAGCATGAATCTTACTCTAAAATATTTTTTATAAGGAAAGACGTTTTTAAAAAAAGCAACTGTGTAAGGACATAACCCCGATATCTCAGTCCAACAGTATGGAGTTTCATCATTGGATTTATATCCATATTGTTCATAATGATTAGTCTTTTCTGATGAAATACCATGAATAGCTAAACTGCGCCAACCCTTATGTCTGTAACCACCTGTCCCATCTTGATCACGGTGTTTAACAAACTTATCTTTTAATGATACAGCTTCTTTTAGCATAGATTCATGATTGAAGTCTATATTAAGTTTTAACCAAGGCAACCCACTATCATTAACAATCCAGTTAAAATCTCTCATTAATATATATCCAACAATTCTTCATCAAAAGCAAAACTAGTACCACAACCGCATGAAGCACGGGCTCCAGGATTATCAACTTTGAGAAGCTTGTTCATTCCTTGATCTTCTAAGTCTATAGTAGTTCCGTACAAAAATTGTAGAGATTCACGATCTACTAAAGCTGGTGGTGACTCCGAAAACTGAATGTCTTCGTCTGTAATTTCTGAAGCCACATCAAAAGCATAATTAAAACCTGAACATCCTCCGCCGTAGACTGAGAATTTAAAATATTGTCCTTCTTCTAAATTCTGAGTAATAAATATTCTAGCTTTAGGAGTAATATCTGGCAACTGACCAGAATAAGACTCATCAATAATTGGAGCATTTCCATGAAAATCTTGTAATACTTTATCTGCAAGAGATGGTTGATGATTATCTAAAACCTTTTGAGCTAGTCTTGCAATTTCATTTTCATCTTTAGTTTGCTCTAGTTCTGCTTCAAGTTCAGCAAACCATTTATCTATTTCTGATTCGGAAGGGGCTTGATTCTTTTCCATGTGTGTTCTCAATAATTTCTATATAAGATTTAGCAACTGTTTCCCAAGTATTTGGTAATTCAACTTCGTTTGCTCTTTTGAAATACTCTTCTTTATCATGTGAGTGATAGATCCATTGTAACATTTTTTGTAAAGAATGTCCATCTGGCTCGTTCATAAATGTATGAGAATTCATCATGGTAAAAGAGTCACCTGGTTTTTGAGCAAAAACTTCTCCAGAAGTGATATCTATAGGAGATGGCTTAGTTTGCACTCTTAAACCAATATCATCTGGTATAAAATCTTGGTGAGGACCTTTATCTGGTAAAATAGGTAAACAACCACAGGCTACAGCTTCTTGGATATGCATACCAAATCCTTCTGCTCTATAAGGGTGCACAACAACTTTAGACGCTGCGAACAACTCTGACATATCTTCATCAGATAGCACACTATCAATATACGTTACTTTAGCACATCCAGTCTTATACTGCATTTTAACTATCTCATTTAGTACATTGTTCTTACCATAAATTTGTGGATTGTCTTTAATAATAAGTCTGGCATTATCATAAGATTTAAAACTTTTATGCCACGCATTTATAAGAATATCTAAACCTTTTCTCCATTGAGAATTACCGACATAAACAAAATTAAATTTGCTCGAATCTATTCCAAATTTGTTTGTAGGTTTTGCTTCCTTATTAAATACTTTATCGTTATAACCATTTGGGATAGTGCTAATCTTTTGAGGATCTAGACCTCCTCTGATTGCAATATTTCTTATATAATTTGAAGGAACAATAATATGGTCAGCAAAAGTTTCCCATTTATGTTGCCATTCAAAAGGTAACTTTGGGTATTCCCAAGGTTGAATGTAAATTACCTTAGTATTGTCATGTGAAGGCCACTGCCATATTGGTGGGTAAGAGTGTCTAATTTGAATATCTAATCCACCTTGTTTAGGATGTTCTTTTTCCGTAAGGGTTTTTATCTTTTTTATAATATGTTTACTTACTCCATAAGCAGGATCATATGAATCTAAAGGAGTGACATAGACATCATGACTATTACTTAACTCAATTGCTAGGTTACGATTAATGATAGTAAGTGAGTGATTATCGTAAAATTTACCGACTATTTCAATCTTCATTAGTAAGCTCTCCCAGCAAATTGTTTAATATAATTTTCAACCTCATCATGAGGTACAGCAAATAGTTTAGGCCATTGAGAACCACCTAGTCCTGAAGTTTTAAAATTTTCTAATTCATGATAGTTATCCCAAGTAACTTGAGACCAAATTTGATAAAAAGGATCTTTTTCAACTAAATCAGAATGCCCGATATTATTGATCTTTTCATGCAATTCATTATCAGGTCTACACAAACTCCAGTGTAGGGCAACTAGAGGACTCATAAGTCTGTTATTTCCTGCAGCAGATTTGTCTGTCCATCTTGCATAGGTATAAGTGCTATCTTTAGATGTAACAACTCCTTGATTCTCTCCAAAAAATGGACAATCATTTTCATCAGCTATGACTAAAATTTGTGAATTGCCTTCATCATCTGTAACAACTTTGTAAGGAGTAGCCCAAGTCATACAAATATCTCTTGTATCAAAGTAAGGTTCTGCTATTGGACAAAAATCGTAAAAGAAATCTTTTGCATTTACTAATACTTCATCAGCATCAAAAGAAAAGATCCAATCATAAGAACATTGAGATTTTAAAAAATTACGTTCATAATTATCATTTTCAATTGCAACCTCAGATTGATGAAAGTCCTCTTCAATGATTGAGATTTTTCCATCACCATCAATTTTAGATAAATCGTTCCACAGTGCATTCTCATCTATAGAAAATGTATTTCCGCTCCATGTTATACGATCTTTATCTATACCTAGTATAATTTCATCAACATAATTGTAATAGCGTTCAATTGATTTTGGTAAAAATCGATTTGCATCATATGATATTAAACTAATCGCACTTTTTTTCTTAGTCATTTTTTACCTGTGTATTATTTGAGGTTTTAGTATCTGTTTTTGAAACAGCTTTTTTGACAAAACCGAATATCCGAATACCACTATAGTATTTAGTTGCATCAGCGTTGCTTCCAGATACTCTTTTTTCGTTGAACTGTGAATTAACACTACTAGAATACTTAGTGATAGCGTCATTTAGATGATTAGCATGAACATGGTTTGATTGTTGACTAAATATTACAACTGAGCTTTGAGTGAGACTTGGTAATACATGGTTAAAAAACTCTTCATATGAAGCTTCATCTACTGGTGAAATATCAAAAAAACATACATTAAATTTATTTTTTGGTAAATCTGCTTTTTGAAAATCTGATTCAATAATTGATATAGACTCTCCATTTACTACATCAGGTTGTAGCCTATATCTATTAATATTAGTATCAAGTTGAGACTTCATATTATCCCAGATGTAACCTTCAGGTGCCCACTTATTAGGTTCTCTGTCATCATATTTAAAGTTATCTACACCAACTGCAGTAACATCATTTCCACGAGCAGCAGAAATTAAAGTAGCACCTTTGTAACATCCAATTTCTAAATAGTTTACTTTTTCTGCCGCACATAAATTATTAATTAAACAACGTAATCTGATAGAGCTAAGTCCAAATAGATCTCGCTCTCTTTCTGTTAATTTAGACTTTTCATTATCTGCCATTTCAAGCGAGGCTTTGACCCACTCATAATTTAACTTACCCATTATTTTCTCCTATTAAAAATATACTTATCTAACAAATAAAACGGTATACAGAACATCAAAAACAATACCCAAAAAACCATCAACGGTATTAACCATACTACACTAACACACAAGGCTAGCACGATTAATGTTGTGACTAAAGGACCTGCTTTTTCACGTTGTTTGTGTATAGAATTTGTTAACTCATCTTTAGTTATATACACCTTATCCATTTTTTATCTCCTTGTCCAGCGTTTTATAAAAGTTTGAGTTTGCCCATTTCGTCTGTAGTCGAGCGAGGTTTCTCATTTCCATCTTAAGTTTAGACTCATCCTTTATTCGCTTATTATCTCTTGATTCATGGTGAAAGATTCGTACAGGTATTTGATAGATGTGAAAACCATTTTGTCTTCCTGTAAGGCAGTAATCAACGTCTCTGTTGTATGTCCACTCAAAGGAGGGGTCAAAGTCGCCCACGGAATTGATAAACTTCCGTCTAATGTAGCAACCTCCAAATGTTGTCCATGCCACCTCCCTCGTGGAATCGTACTGTCCTGTATCAATCTCCAGCTCTGACTTAAATGTTCCCCCGTTCTCAAGAACCAACCCACTTCCAAAGTGATCTGGTCTTTCATCACTGAATTTGCCTCCTGCACATTGAATGTAATATTTGCCACTCTTGTCTCTTGCAGGGTACAATAGCAAACAACCAAACATTCCTGCTTTTGGATATTGCTCGACATATTCAAGCACCTCCTCAAACCAGCCGTCATGATGCGGAGTCATGTCGGCATGTAAAATAAAAATGTCGTCTTCAGGAAACTGATTCCACATTTTTTGAAACATTAGGTCAGAACCAATGCCTGCTACGTCTCTTTCATAATGTATATCTAATTCCCAAAATAAGTCTTTGTGTTCTTTTATTTCTTGTTCATATACATAGGGTGTTATGATTTTTACGCTCATATAAAATTATACTCTTTATGTTTCATATCATTTAATTTTATTTTTTAAATTATTAATTCGCTGTTGTAACCAATTTCTAATTTTTGGTTTATTGTTATTTAATTCAAGGTTTTGTAATTCAGTTTCAAGGACTCTTAGTAACATCCATTCATAACTAGATAACATTAGATTAACTTATCCGTCCATGTTTTAGGGGTTTCATCAGTTGTAAATTCTAATTGTAAATGATATTCAAACTCTTTTGGCTCCATCCCTTTTATCCATCCGACCATGTCTTTAATAGTTTGATCTACTGTAATTGAAGCATTATAATTGAATTCTTTTCTAATTTTATCTGAAGAACAATAGGCGTTTTTAACCTCTCTGGGTCTATCAGGAAAGTGGTTAAATGATGGATATATTTCACAATAGTGTCCTACTTTATAAGCTAATTGTTTGATTGAAATCTCATTATCATCAGGACCAATATTAAATATTTGTCTTGCAATGTCTCTATCAGTTGTCATCATTTTGTATACAGCTTCAATACAATCCAAAACATTTGAAAAAGACCTTGTTTGTTCACCGTCACCGTAAATAACGATTGGTTTACCTTGAATACAACGATTAATCATGATTCCCACAACGTTTCTAAAAGGATCATAATATCTCTGACCAATACCAATTACGTTGTGTGGAACAACTGTTACAAAATTTAGTCCGTGAATTTCGTTTAACATCTCAAGGTGTTCTTCAGCTTGGGCTTTCGCTAATCCATAAGGATCTACAGGTTTACGAATCATATCTTCTGTAAAAGGTGGTTGTTGATCTCCATAGCGAGCCATAGAAGAACAATTAATTAAAAGTCTTACATCATTAGCGATACAAGCTGAAGCTACAGATACTGTTCCAGATACGATTGAATTGACAGTGATTGCAGGAGAGAAAACACTTAAACCTTCATAAGGAAGTGCCGCAGTATGAAATACACAATCAGCTCCTTCACATATTTCAGTTAATAGAGCAGTATCTTGAATATCTCCTCTGATATATTGAGCGCGTTCAGGAACATTACCCTCAACACCACCTATCATATTATCGATTCCTACAACTTCATAACAACCTTTATTGATTAAATAACGTGCGTAAGTACTTCCTAGAAGACCAGAAATACCTGTAATTACTACTTTTTTCTTTTTCACCAAACAAACTCCTTTTTATAGTGATTGACTAACTCTATAATGTCTCTGTCAAAATCATGTTTTGGTTCCCAACCTAATTCTCTTAGAGGTTCGCATGAAATTGCATATCTTTCATCTTGTCCTGGTCTTTCATAAGAGAAATCACAATAATCATTTATTTTAGGTAGAGACCTATTGATTCTACCTAAAAAATAAGATTTTAAAATTTTGTGAACTGTATCAATGTTCCTCTGCTCGTACTGTGAAGAAATATTAAAAATACGATTTCTCTCTGCTTTTTCATAGAGTAACAGAATAGCCTCTGCTGTATCTTCAGAGTGAGTCCACGTTCTGTAAGGTTTACCCATGTTGTGAAGTTTTATTGATTTTCCCCGTGTCAGTCTTTTTACAGCAAGTGGAATTAATTTTTCTGGGTATTGATAGAAACCATAATTGTTGGAGGGTCGAGCGATTACATATTCTAACCCATGAGTTCTTGCCCAGCTTTGAATTAACAGATCAGCTGCAGCTTTAGATGCGGAATAGGGATTAGACGGATTTAACACAGCAGACTCATCAAACTCACCTTCAATAATATCACCGTAAACTTCATCAGTAGATATTTGGAAAAATAAAGGTTTATCAGAACGAATTACAATCCTATTATTTACAAGTTCTAAGAGATTTCTTACACCATCAATATTAGATTGAATAAAGTTTGAGCAGTTTTGATTTCCAATATCAACGTCAGACTCAGCAGCAAAATTAAATATGACATCACACTCTGGAAGCCAGTCAATATCTTTGATGTCTCCTTGAATGTAAGTAAAAAAATTACGATCATAGTATAAATGAGCAAAATTTGCAACGTGTGTTGATTTATCAATTCCATACACTCTCCAGCCTTTACTTAAGAGTAGTTGTGTAAAAGTTGTACCTATAAATCCTGCAAATCCTGTAATAACTGCTATCTTATTCATTACCATCCTCAAATATAGGAAAACATATAATTTTTTTGTACAACTCCACAGAATTAGATAATCCTCTTAAAGGGTGATAGTACTTTTTGCAATCTTCATCTGGAAAGTCATTTTCAGTCATTTGTCTTTCAAATATATAAGGCAAACAAGAGGGTAAAAAATTATCTTCGTCTGAATAGTTTGGAAATACAGTTCCTTGAAATTGTTTATTAATTTCAAATAGTTTATTGAAATAATTATCAAGCAGTTTTTTCTGTAAATCATCAATATTAAACGAATCCCAATATTGAAGAATTGCGGAAGCAGAGATTTCACTCATCTTAAAATTACTTCCTCTTTCATTAAATTGTCCATTTACCAATCCAAAATTACAAGCAATTCTAACACCTTCTTCAAGGTGTCTATCTATGATAGCTAAACCTCCTTCTCCGAATCCTAAAGGTTTTGTATGATGAAGTGATACAAAAGATGCCTGTCCTAAATTACAAGTATTTATTCCGTTGTAAAACGTATAAGGAGTTGCAGCGTTGTCAAATATAATTATTTTTTTGTGTTCTTGAGCATACAACAAAATATTATCAAGATCTTGAACGTTTCCAAAACAGTTTGTTACTATATAGATTTGACCGTAATTATGAGCAAACTCATCATAAATATTCATATTACAGTTTTGATCTACATCGACAATAATAGGACCGGTAGCTGGACCCTGAGATGATGAAGGAAAAGTAAAATCTTGTGTAGCTACTCTCAGATTAGAATTATTTTGTCTCATCATTGCAAATAGAATAGCATGAAGTGCTGATGTTCCTGATGATGTTGCTACAATAGCCTTTGATTCAGAAATTTTTAACATCTCACGAGCACGAGTTTCAAGCTCATTTATAGCCCAGCCACCGTTAGTAAACTGATTAGTTTTATGAGCTGGTTCTAAATATCGTGTAAGAGTCGAATAGTCGATCTTTTTATGAGCTACGTATTGCATCGTAAATAGTTTCCCAATTTATGTAAGGTGTTATGCAATTGTCTTGTAAATGAGTTGCGTGACCAGGTACAGGACATAAAGCTCCTACTTGTGCAAAGGCTTTCCAAGTCCAAGTATCATCAGCAAAAACTCCAGCCCTAAGTAATTCATATTTATAGTGTAACCATAATTTACCAAGCGCTGCAACTGTGAGAGTAGCGCTCGGTATAGAGCGAAGGTGCCCAAAAGGACCTGCGTGAAGTTCAGTATCTTTATGTCTATCAAGAGTGTAGCGATCTGGATAATCATAAGGAGCGTAAAAGCCTTGATATCCTTGTTTAAATATTTCTTTCATTGCCAAAATCGCATGATCAACATGAAGATAATCATCTTCACATATATAAATCAGTTCATCTGGATTTTTTTCTGCAACTGCAACAAGATGTTCCATAATCTCTGGACATGAATTAGCAAGCACTGGGTGATAATCTGGATATGGATGGTTTGCTCTTAGTTCAGGTAAAGGAGTAATTTTGTGAACTCTAAATTGAGCTTTTGTATTATTTTTCATCCATTCTAAGGTTTTTTCAGATGTTCTATCATCAATGATAACTATCAAGTCTCTATCGTCTAGACCAGATTGAATTGACAGATAACATTTACGAATAATCTCTAGCTTGTGTTTTCCGTTCCATCTAATACCATCACCAGTGACTTCGTCTCCTAAAGACCCAGCTGTAAGATTCGCTTCACAACTTCTAAAAAAAATAATCATTGTTTTGGAGGCTTCTCGGTGATTATACCGTGTTTAAAGAATTGACGATCACCCATGTCTTCAAATAAATGTTCGCCAGAGCTAAGAGTATTATCGTTTCCGATATTTGTTTTTGATGTGACTGTAACTGCATTAGCAAACCAGTTATCGTCACCTACTGTACAGTATCCAAGCACTGTTGCATAAGTTGTAAATATATTGTGGCTTCCCATCTTTACATCATGGTGAACAGATGCGTAACAATTTAAGAGATTAAAATCACCAATGTTAGCGTTTGCATTCGTCATCGCAAAACAGTTTAAAACGTTACCGATTCCTAAAATAGATGTTTGCGATAAATGTGCCTCGTTTGCAACAATATTTGGATAATGATACGCATTTCTAGGGTATAGTTTATCAAGATGTTCTAAAAATTTTTTTCTCCAAACTCTGTGTCCTGTGCCTAACATAAAACTAGCTTTAATATCATAATTAAAATCGTTTATACCTTCATCATTTATTAGCACTAATTTATCGTTTTTTAGTAATAAAAATCCACCAAAATCTTTGATCACTCTTCCTAAAACAAACTGCTCAAAACACTCTTGGGCATATCCACCATTACCTAAAATATAAGTTTTATACATTATAGCACTTTCCAATAAATTTTTTCTGCTACTTCTTGTGTAATCTCTCTTGGGTTATTTACCAAAAGTCTTGATTGCTTCATCGCTTCTTCAGCAAGCATTGGAATGTTATCTTTACTAATACCGTGATGACGCATCTGGGTTTTAACTCCGGCTAGTTCAGCTAAGTCATTAATATTTCTACACATAATCTCAACGACATCACTTCTGTGACAATATATTTCTTCTTCATCATAAGGAAATAGAGCTACTGCTAAAGGCGCGTAATCTACATCCTCTTGATTGTATGATAAAACTCCAGGAAGAACCAAAGTATTTGTTAAACCATGTGGTAATTTAAAGTGTCCTCCTAACGGGTATGCTAAGGCATGAACTGCTGCTACAGGTGAGTTACCAAATGCCTGCCCTGCTAACATAGATCCATACTGCACGTCAGCTCGTGCTCTAATATTATTTGGTTCGAGGATAGCAGTTTTTGTTGATTTTCCCAACCACCGACAAGCTTCAAGTGCTAACATTTTTGAATATGGATTGTTATTAGGATTAATAGAAGTGTATGATTCAATGGCGTGAACCATTGCATCAATAGCGCTGTATGCTGTGAGTTGGGGATTACAAGAAACTGTTAGGGTTGGGTCAAGGATCGCAGCATCAGGAATAATTTTATGAGAGACAATCCCCATTTTTGTTGTTTCACCTGTAGTAATAATTGATACAGGAGTAACCTCAGAGCCTGAACCAGCAGTGGTAGGTATGAGAATTAATGGTAGTCTTGAGCTATGAATATTATTTACACCCCAAACTTCATTAAGTGATGTCTCTTGTTTTAAAAGAACAGCAGCAACTTTAGCTACATCAAGAGATGATCCACCTCCGATACCGATTACTCCATCTACACTTTTACTAAGTCCATACTCAACACAGTCTAACACGTTTTGAGTTGTTGGATCTTGCACCAAATCAGAGAATATATTTGAGTTATCTGTCCAAGACCATTTTTTTGCCTCAGCGATGATATCTGTTTTTGCTAAGTTTGGTCCAGTTACGATTAAAGGATTCTTAATTTTTAGATCAGATAGAAGAGTACCTAAAAACTGTAATCTGTTTTCGCCGATTACGAGACGAGGTGTTGTATTAAAATTAAACATATATGCCTCATTTAATTAGTGGCCCGTTCTGTTGCTAGGTGGAACCATACCCCATGAGACTATGCCGCTACGCGGAAGTCTTCGGTCACAAAGTTATCGTTTGCGATTGTAAAGTCTTGCGGTTAAGGTCGCTTGCGCACCTGCTTCTCCACTCGCCTATTGACTACCTGTCGATCCTATTTCGCCCCCATCATAAACACACTAGAATCAACATAGCCTAGAGCATATGCTATTCCCATTTCAATACCTAGCAAGAATACAAGTCCTAAAACTGCAATACTTACGGCCATAGGTAGAAACATAAGGTCTTTCCAAGTTCTTTTTCTTGTGCAACAACTACTCATCTTATCTCCAATGTGTTTATGGTGGAGGCGGCGGGCACTGCCCCCGCGTCCAGTCTAGCGTTTGGTTTGCTTCAATGAAGCACTATTTTAAATATTCTTTATGTAAAGAGACTTTCGTCAATAGTCAGTTCCTTTGGAACCTCTTCTGTTGTATTCCAGTTAAAGATTCTAAAGGAGTCTGCTTCTAAGTCCCAAACAAGCTCCATTCCATCAGGATAAGTTTGCTCAGAACCAGCTCCACTAACACGGGTTTCTAAAAACTGCTCTGGTAAATCTGCTAAACGAGCAAATGTCATTTGACGAGACTCACCATTCTTTTTCTTAAAAGTTCCTTTAAAAGCTTTCATACAAATCTCCATTAGTTATAAAGAGATTATATATGTTTTATCTACCGCTATGCAAGGTTGTTTTTACGTAATGCGCTTACATACTGTTGACGAATTGTTTCCCACTCCTCAAGCGAGAATCTGTAATGAATATCATAATATTCGCTTGATAGTTTAACACGATCTGAAAGTTTTTGTATTTCCCAGAATTGATTGTTAATTAGTCCATGCCATTTTTGATTATCTTTACTCATGATATAAGTAAAAGACTCAACCGAAAACACTAAATTGTGCACATGATTATCGCTTATTTTGATTGCGAGATGTACGTGAAGAGTTTCTGGATTGATTTGAATTTTTGTTAGATCGTTGAACATTTTTTTTCTTTCTGTTGTTACGAATTGCATTACGTTCTTCTCGTATAAACTGTTGTTCAAGTTTTACCTGCTTTTTTTCCCAGCGTTTACGACCAGCTTTTTCTGCTAAACGCCGTTCCTCGCCTTTTGATCTAAAGAATCGTCTATCACGAAGCTCTTTTCCAAGTCCGTCAGCTAACATCTTTTTCTTCATGATACGCAAGGCTCTGCCTACATCATTATTTTTAACATATATTTTCATATTGTCTATAGTAGTCTCTAACCGTTTCCTCATAGGTTTGATATTCAAAATCAACTCCAAATGTTTTTATTAGTTTATCACAATTTAACAACCCACGAGGTTTACCAGTTGGACCAAGTTTAATTTGTGTTTTTATAGGTTTAGGATAAACTGTTTTAAGTGCTTCAGCTGATCTTCTGAACGTATATGATATATTATAAGTTCCTGGAATCCATTTGTCTATAATATTTTTTACTGTGTGAACAAAGTCGTTAATATAAATACATCCAGCCTCCTCTACGAAAACAGT